ATATTGAAGCAGGTCCTATGACCGGCGGACATAGTATGGAGATGGGTTACAAGGTAAAGAAAGGAAATTGGATCTTTAAGACCAAGTACGAAAGTGAAGAAACTAAGTACACCACTCTGTTTAAGAGTAAAATAGAAACTGAAGTAATTTACAAGTTCGGAGATTAATGTATATGGCTAATCAGTCCCACATCTACACACCGTCTGCATCCACACCGTCTGCATCAACTGTGACAATTACGGGTAATCCCCCGTTAACTAGCGGTACAAACAGCATATACACCACTAATAACACTGGTGCAATTACTATCAACGGCACGAGTGCAAACACAATGTCGTACTATGATGGCTTCGATGGGAAAGGCTCAATTCAGGTCGGTGGACAAGAGCTTGATGGGGATAGATTGCGAAAACTAGACGCATTGCTATCTGCATTAGATTCTTTAGAGGATGACAATGCCCTCAAAGAGTTGTATAATATACAACTAATGTTAAACAAGATAAAAGGTAGAAAATGAAAATAAATTTCGATGTTGATATTGATATGGCTAATAGGGATAAGTTCTTAGAACTTTTTAATCCTATACCTGCTAGTATCAAACGTGAGCAATCATATGAAAAACACAACACCGGAGTTTACTTTCAGCCTATCCCTTGTTTTCCGTTAGAGGGATTTAGTACAATAGACCATAAGGAAGCAGAGGAATTAGGATACTTTAAAGTAGACGTATTGAACAATAGTGTTTACAAAGACATCAATGACGAAGCACACTTGGATAAACTATTGGCACAAGAACCTATGTGGGAGTTGTTCCAACACGAAGAAATTGTTAAGCAACTTTTTCACATAGGTAATCATTACGACATTATCAAGCAACACTTACCGCAAACAGTTGAACAACTGGCAATGATACTTGCTATGATTAGACCTGGTAAAAGGTACTTAGTAGGCAACAGTTGGGAAGTCGTTGAAAACGAAGTATGGGAACAAACTGATGGTTATTTCTTTAAGAAAAGCCATGCGATAGGATACGCACTGGTAATTATAGTCCAATTGAATCTATTGGTATCTAAGGTTTAAATAGTTTTCTTGACCAACTGAATACTTCTTCGCTTTATTCTTTTCTTAAGGATATTCTGCATACTTGTAATAGGCCCAAATATAACATCTGTTTCTTTTAGAATAAACGTTCTCAAGCAGTACTGAAGTTCTTGCATCTCTTGGAATAGGAATATGTCGATTGGTAGTTGTCTGTTTGACTCCCACCACCAAAGCTCACCGTATTCAAGCATAAGTTTCTTATGCCCTTCGGTTCTGCAACGTTCAATATCGTAAAAACTAATGATAGCTTTATCTTGGTTTTGTACGATGCCGACAAACTCTTTTTCGCTAAAGAGCAAACCAGTCAAAAATGGAAATTTATCTTGTAGCTCTTGTTCTTTAGTCATCGTGATATTTATGTGTCTATATGATAAATATAGTAAAGATAATGGTAAAGAACAATGACAAGCGGAACCGCACATACATTATATAACTTAGGATACCAGACCGTAGATTTAGTTCTTAGTGCGGACGGTATATATGTGGATAATAGACCAATGAATCAGACAAAATTAGTAGTACATAAGGGATTGAACAATCAATTAAACTTTCATGTAAGAAATAGAGACAGGGTTAAGCAGAATCTTAGCACCAAGACACTATATGCTACAGTTATTAATCCTAATACAAGCAAACGTGTTATTTTTAAGCCGTTAACATTAGTGGGCGGCGGAACAACAGGTGAAGCAAGGCTAGATTTAAACCTCGGTGATATACAAGACTTAATACCTGGATTATATCAAATAGCAATTAGTGAAAGTGCAGATTCAGGCGCAACACAGACTCCCTTGTATGCAAATCAGAACGACAGAATTGTAACTGATTTAGAAGTTAAAAGTAGTTTAGAGTACGATCCTAGTCCAACCCAAACAGCCGCTGTGTTTACACGAACAGCAAGCCTTGGTGTGGATGGTGTAGATTCCTTTGCAACCTCTTCGTTGTATGGTAACCAAGATAAGAACTTTAGGCATAGCAGGCACACAATAGCACTTTACATGACGAACTTTGTAGGCTCGGTTAAAATACAAGGCTCAGCATTAGAATCAGCACCAACACAAGATAGTGATTGGTATGATATTAACTCACAAGGTGATATTGGTAATCCAGCAATTCCATACGTTACAGCAACAAGTGGCGTAGATCCGTTTAACTTCACAGTGAACACAAATTGGATCAGAGTTACATTTGACCAAACCTCAGGAACTTTAGATCAAGTTTTACTCAGAAACTAGTTGACTTTTAGATATTAGGTGTTATAATTACTGTTATGCATCATCATGAACTAGTTGACCAAGTACACCGACTCCTAATGGATAACTTGCCTTTGCAAAGTGGCAAGACTCCAGGCGGATGGACTACGTTCAATTGTCCTATGTGTAACGACAGACGTAAACGTGCCGGAGTAATACAAACGGGTAGTAAAATAAGTTTCCATTGTTTTAATTGTCACTACACAACTGGTTGGGCACCCGCTCCTAGACTAGGCGGCAAGTTTAAGAAGTTAGTTGAGACACTAGGTGTTGCAATTACAGATATACATAAAGTTGTGTTGAACTTAATGAAGTACGGTGAAGAATTAGAAGTAGAGGATACTGCTGATAGTTATGTTTACAGTGCGGCAGAGTTTGCAACACACAATTTGCCAGAAGAAACTACCTTAGTAGAAGACCTGCCGGATGATCACAAAGTAAAACAATATGCTATCTCACGTGGCTTACTAGGTAAGTGCCCGTTAATACACATTAACAACAGTGTGTACCGTGCAAGATTAACAGTACCGTTTATGTATAACAATCAGTTAGTCGGTTGGACCGGCAGACATGTAAACCCACCTAATAAAGAAACAGCAAAATACATACTAAATACACAACCTGGGTATGTGTTTAACATTGACAAATTTGTAGATAGTGATAGAGACTTTGTTATTGTTGTTGAAGGTATATTTGATGCAATACAAGTGGATGGTATAAGTGTATTAGGGAATATAGTAACACCTGAACAAGCACACCTTATTGACAAACTTAATAAACGTGTTATACTATGTCCAGACAGAGATAATGCAGGTAAAGAACTTATTGAACAAGCAGTTGAATTAGGATGGGAAGTAAGTTTCCCTCCATGGAAAGACGATATAAAAGATGCCGCTGATGCGGTAGAACAATATGGTAGATTATTAACAGTAAAGAGCATTGTGGATTTTGCTACAAACAACAAAATTAAGATCCGCGTACAGAGTAAAATGTTATGAGAATATTAATTAGTGGTTGCAGTTTTACAGCAGGAGATCTAGTAATACACCACCCTGAAACTGGACTAATTATAGATAATGAACAACCCACGTGGGTTAACCATCTTACCCGTGTATTCAACGCCGATGTTAACAATGTTGCATTAGGTGGGAATAGCAACGATAAGATATGCCGTAAAGCATTTGAGGAACTATACGATCCAACTGATCCTGGTTACGATTATGTTATTATACAGTGGACAGCATTGCATAGGCAAGAACGTTACAGTGCTATGATTAAAGAATGGGTAAACTTTTGTAATACAGGGAAAGTGAAAATTGATAATCCTTACAGTAAAGTTTCAGACAAGATAACAAGTTTGTATGATTGGCACACAGACGATGCCAAGTACACGGACGATACCACTGCTAATATTGGTTTAGAGCGAACATTCGATTTAACAAACAAGGCTATGACTGCAGAGTTAATGTACGGTAAGTCTATACAAGACTTTAGGATAGAATACTTTAAAACTGTGTTGACAATGCAACAAGCACTACAGCAACGAAACATACCTTATCTTTTTACAAGTATGGCGAACGGTACCCATATACCTACTATAGCAAGAGGCGGAAACATCTTTGACGATATTAGCGTTGATGACGCTCTATGTGAGTATGAGCGAGAGTTATTGAAAGAGATAGATATGGAAAGATGGACAACTGTGCCGATGACTCACATGATGGAAGGAAATCAAGTAAGCCAGGATGACAGCCACCCAAGTGCAGAAGGACATAAATTAATATACAAACATATAAAGACAGAATTTTATAATAAGGAAATGAAACTATAATGGATCAAATTCAAGATTACAACGAAGAAATACAACAGTTATTCCTTAACTTTTTAGTTACTGATCCAGAGTTATTTGTTAGGGTAAACGGTATTATTGAACCGTATATGTTTAATAAGAAGTTCCAAGCAACTGTTAAGTTCTTAAAAGACCATGCAACAGACTATAGTAGCATTCCTACTATTGACCAGATTAGTGCTACAACTAATGTTGACTTAGAACGTATAGACGGAGTTAACGATAATCACGTTGATTGGTTCTTAGACAGTTTTGAAAGATTCTGTCGGCATAAAGCATTAGAAAAAGCAATCCTTGAAAGCACAGACTTATTGGAATCTGCAGACTATGGTGCAGTAGAAAACTTAATTAAAGAAGCAAGCCAAGTAGGTCTAGTAAAAGACTTGGGACTAGAGTATTTTGATAATCCTAAAGAACGGTTACAATACATCAAAAGCCAAGCAGGTGCAACAAGCACAGGTTGGAGAGATGTTGACAGAAAATTATATGGCGGCTTAAACAAGGGCGAGATTACAATCTTTGCTGGAGGCTCAGGCGCAGGTAAGAGTTTGTTCTTACAGAACTTGGGTGTTAACTGGGCATTAGCAGGACTTAATGTTGTATACATTAGTTTAGAGCTTAGTGAGCAACTTATTAGTATGCGTTTAGATGCAATGGTAAGTGGCTATGGCACTAGAGAGATTATGAAGAACATGGATGATGTTGACCTTAAAGTGCGTATGAGAGGCAAAGGCGCAGGCAAGTTTAGGGTTAAACAAATGAGCAGTGGCGTTACAACTAATGACGTTAGAGCATTTATAAGAGAGTACGAGATTAACTCAGACATAAAAGTCGATGTAGTTCTTGTAGATTACTTAGACTTAATGATGCCTATTAATAGTAAGATTAGTGCTAACGATCAGTTTATCAAAGACAAGTTTGTATCTGAAGAATTGCGTAACTTAGCAATGGAGACAGGTGTAATATTAGTTACAGCATCTCAGTTGAACAGGGGTGCAGTAGAAGAAATTGAATTTGATCACCACCATATTGCAGGTGGTATTAGTAAGATCCAAACAGCAGATAATGTTATCGGTATCTTTACAAGTAATGCAATGAGAGAACGTGGCAGGTATCAAATACAGTTTATGAAAACACGTTCAAGTAGTGGTGTTGGTAGTAAGGTAGATTTGAAGTTTAATCCAGATACCTTAAGGGTAGAAGATTTAGACGAAGGTGATGAAGGCGCAATGAGTGTGCAGTCAAGCGGGTTATTAGAGCAACTTAGCAGGAATAAAAGTATCAAGGCAGACGAGCCAGAACAACAAGATACCATAAGCTCAGCATTAAACATGCGAGAGTTTATGAAAAAAAATGACCTGTAATTGATAAATACAGATACATAGGGAATTTAATTATGTCACTAAAAAAGTCTAGAACAATCTTAGAAGAACTACAACAGATTTCTGTTGATAGGGATAAACACCATATTTTAGAGAATAGGGTGGAAAATGTCGTGTCTGCTGTACAGAATTTAAAGATGATGTTGCGGGAAACATACAGTGAAGAAGATGCATTGGACTTAGAGCGTAGGCTCATCAACAGTATTAAAAGTGGCGATTCAAAAAAATTCTCCAGGGGTATAAAAAAAGTACTCGAAAATAAAGAGAGTTAAAATGAGAATTTTTCAAGTTACAGAAGCTGAAGGTGATAAGTGCGAAATATGTCGTGGTAGAGGAAAGATAGATTATCATTCCGAAGACGGTCCTAGCAAATGTCAAAAGTGTAACGGCAAAGGCGTCCAAGCATGGAAGCCAGAACCAGTTAACTGGGGAAATGATAAGGTCAAAGAAGACGAAGTCATTCAAGAGCTTACTCCAGGTGACAGAGGTGTAGAAAGAAACCGTAGATCAGCACCAGTTAAACCTAAGTTAAGTAATGCTGATATGGGCGCCAGAGATAACCGAGCTGTAGGAAAACAAAAAAGAACTCAAAAGGCAATTGACACGCAGGCTAGTAATAACCGAGTTAAGGCTACACAACAGGGTGATGTCGGCGGCTTTGCTAAACAACGAACTTTCAAAAATTCTTTAAAGAATGCTATAGTGTCTGATCCCAATGGTGTGGTATATCAATATCAACCACAAGAACAACAAGCAAAAATGGAACAGAATCCAGAAAAAGAAGGTGAGATGCGACCTGTGTTAGATGCAGAAGGACAACAGGTAACAGAACCCAATCCAAATGGAAGATATGCCTGGAGGGCAATCGAACTTAAAGGACCTGGTCAAAAAGTACAACCGGGTGAGAAGAAAGCCTGGGAACCTGAAAAGGATATAATCACAGACTTACCTGGAACATATCCTTTAAAAGATACTGATGGTGTAGCACAAGACTTAATGGCAATTGCAAAAGGTGTTGAACCAACTACAGGCCTTGCACAATCTATGAAAGACAGAGCAACTAAGGCAATGGGCGGACCTTTAGCAACTAAAACTATGCAAGATCCAGACGCAAGTACAGCCGCTAAGGTCGGTGGTATTGCAGGTGCGGCTCTTGGTAGATTAGCCTCTAAGGCAATTAAACGACCAACAGTAGCAGTAGCGAAACCAGATTTACCGACGCAAGGTAATCACATGAATGATATCAACATGCACCAAAAGG